ATTCCAGACTACATTTTGTAGACATATATCCAAGATGGCCCTATTTGAAAACTTCCGATCCAAAAAAGTTGTAGAAACAGCAAAGATTGGAATTAAGGAGGCAGGTTTCGGTTTGGTGCGTGATCCTACAAAATTTAGGGCAGGAGTTTCTATTGATGAACCAGAAGTTCGTAATAAGAATGATTTAAAGTTTTATCGTAATGCTTACAACAATGTACCCCTAATTGCTGGCATGGTTAATACCAAAACAGACCAGGTAGTTCAAGATTTCTATTTCGATGGGCCAAACAAATCTGCCCTTCAAAAATTCGGCGACAAGGTAAACCTTAAGACGGTATTTCATAGAACATGTAAATTAGGTCTTATCTATGGGGATGCTTTTTGGGAAGTGCTTAAAGATAGGCAAAGTAAGGTCGTTGATATTAAGGTTCTTAATTCTGAGTGGATGCGTCAATTTACAGATGACTTCGGTGAGGTTATTGGTTATGGCCAGATCATTAAGGATAAGAAGTTAGCTCTATTCGGAACAACCGGTAATTCAAGAGAGGATGCTAATTTTAAAAAGAGAGTGAGAAATAAAGATGTGATAGTACATTTCAAGTTTAATTCTTTAGAGTCTGGAAATTATGGTACATCCATGATAAGACCAATGCTTCCACTTGTAGATATTAAACTGGATATGGAAGAAGATCTTCGTATTTTAATGAAGAGATATATCGCTCCGATAATTCACGCTAAGGTTGGTAATGATAGTTTATCAGCAGATGATGATGATATCTCGGATGTAGCTTCTAATCTTGAAGATATTCGTTCAGACAATGAAATAGTTACTTCACATTTAGTAGATCTTAAAGTATTAGATTTTAATAAGAAGGGAGTTGATTTGAAGACTCCATTCGAGCATATTGATAAGCAGATACTATCTGCTGGTCAAGTACCTCCAGCTTTATTGGGCATGTCGTCTGGTGTTGACCGTGCTACTGCTGAAGTTCAGTTACGTAATTTCTGGGGTCATGTTAAGGCTGTTCAGAGATGGTTAAAGGTTACTTATGAGGATCAGATTATAGTTAGATTTAAATTAGGAAGCATGAATGATAAGTTAATGTGGAAACATGCTGATCCACGTGAGAAAGATGTTGATCACACAGCACTTAGAGATTTTGTTAGTGCAGGAGTATTAACTCCACAAAAAGCAAATGATTTATTACCTCCAGAGTTTCAAGAGAAACTCCCAGAGGTTTCTATGCAAGAACCAGAAGCGAATGACCAGGATGATGAAAAAATCCCCTCAAAAGATAATCCGAATGACCCAACAAAGTCTACTAGGGTAAAGAAAGGTAAAAGGGTAACCAAAACTGACTTTAGAAGTCCACTAGATAAGACTGAAAAAAAATGAGTCGGTTTTGTGTAGTGAAGCCAGGAAAAAAGATTAACCTTCCAATGTATAACATAAAGGGAGAGAAGGTTGGAGAATACACTGGCAAAAGACAATCCGGTGCTGTCATCGCTGCTCTTAAGGCAGGCGACATAGTGCCGAGATATAGGAAGATAAAAAATGGCGATGTTCAAATGTCCGGTCTGTCATGACCTACACCGAATAAATGATCAGTATGATAATCAGGATTACGATTGTCCAGCTACTCATTTGTATGCGAATAAGAGAAAGACATTTCAGAACATGAAGCCTACTGATCTTATGACAAGGCCAGGGTACAATATGAATATGACAAGTACAAAGATAGACGAACATAGGGATGCTACAATAATCCCCAAGTTAGTAAAGTCTGATTTGAACAAGTTTAATAAAGGAAAAGTACAGAGGCTGTACAATTGGTAATATGATTAATATATGTGGAGAAAATAAAATGAAAGTAGAAGAATCAGTATATAATGGTAAATTAACTTGGAGTCCAGAGTTTGAGATTCTGGAATCAAAGGTAGAAGGCGGTAGTCAGAAACTCATAATGGGTGGAGTGGCATTGGTAAAAGGCCTTAGTAGGAATAAGAACCTATACAAGATAGAGAACTTAAAAGAGAATCATGGTAGAGAATTTAAATGGCTTGTAGGCCATCCTAAAGATGCTAGCCCAGATTTTGTTATTGGTAAGGGAACTCTTGAATTCAAAGATGATCAGCTTATGCATGAGGGTTGGATAATGAATACAGCCAAGTATCCAGACATTACTGAAAAAGTTAGGGAAGGATTAATTGGACCAAGCATTCATGCTTCGTTTGATAAGATTGAACCGAAGAAAACAGAGGAAGGTGTAGAATATCATGTTAAAGGACTTAACATTGAAGGGATAGGCTTAGTTGCTTTCCAAGGTGTTAAGGCTGCTTCGATAGACTATGCAATCAAGGAGGCACTTAGTTTAGAAGATGCCGAGTTAAAAAATAATGCTTCATTAGAAGAAGAAGACGGAGGAGAGACTAAGATGGAAGAGAAAATAAAAACTCTTGAAGAGCAGAATGCTCAACTTATGAAAGAATTGGAAGAAATGAAATTATCAAAGAAATCAGAACTTGTAGAGAACATTTGCAAGATTAATGATAAACTTGTTAAGGAAGAACTTATGAAAGAATCTGAGGAAGTACTTAAACTTAGAGAGGCTTATGAGAAAGAACTTTCTACTAAAGAAGCTGCACCTGCAGTTGAAGAAGTTAAGAAAGAAGAACCTAAAGTAGAAGCAACTATTGTTGAAGAAGAAGTAGCTAAAGCTACTGAATCTGTATCTACTGAGGTAGTTAAAGAAGATCTTAATGAAGAAGTTAATAAAGAAGAGTATGCAGTATCTAAGAAGGATGGATCACTATCTTTTAGTGAGAGCTACTACAATGAATTTAACAAATCAATTAAGGATCTTTTAATATAATTGGAGGAATAAAATATGGTACAAGTAGGATTAGTATTCAGTGACGAAGGAAGAACCTTTTCCGTACTTAATGATAGTGGAACTACAGCAATTGTTGCTGGAGATTTGGTTTATGCTACATCAGGTAACGATCAATTAGACACTGCTATCGCAAGTGTGAGAGGGGCTTACGCCGCTGGAGACGTAAAAGTAAAAGGCATGCATTTTAGTGCAACTGGTTATCAGGGCATTATGGGTATTGCTGTAGAAGACATTCCGGCTGACGGATATGGTGCAGTTTCAATGGAAGGAGTGTTCGCACACCCTGCAAGTGAAGCAATAGCAGCAGGTGCACCTGTACAAGGCTATGAAGGAACAGCTCAGAAAGTGAGCGCTTTAGACCAAGGAACAGCAACATATGTAGCAGCAGAGTTAAACGGACCAATGAGAGACAAAATAGGATTCGCTCTAACTGGAGCAAGCGCAGACACTAACTACATACTTTGGAAACTAAGTAGGTAAGTAGGAGGAATAGAATATGCCAAATCAACTATTATCAACAGACGGAGCAGACTTTGCAAGCTCCACAGCTGGAAGTTCTACCGGTTCATACCTAATTCCAAGATCTCTTTTCAACAACGTTATTGACGCTGTTCGAAAAAAGTTAGTCTTGAGAGGTTTAGCCGCTATGATCTTTGGCCCTGCACAAATCCCTGGTAGTACATTAGTATTGCCATTGCAAGCGGACAACTCTAATTTAATGTATGTTAACAGAGTTGGCCAAGGAGCAGAATTTCCATTAACACAGACTGAGTTCACAAGCCTAACCTTGACACCAGTAAAGTACGGTGCTAGGATTGGAGTGACAAAAGAAATGCAGGAAGACGGTATTGCTGATCTTGCTAGCTACCATGCTGAATTAGCTGGTTACGAGTTCGCTGACAACGAGGAATCATTAATTGTTTCTCAGTTAGATGCTGCTTCAACAGCTTCATCCCAGGATGTTAGTAACGCAAATGCAACATTGCCTATCTCAGATATTACTGCAGCTATGCAACTTTTGGAAGCTAACAATTATACTCCTACAGATATGATCTGTGGTGTAGAAATTGCTAACGACTTAAGGAACATTGATACTTTCGTAGAAGCAGACAAGTCCGGAGTAAACAACCCAACTAAGAAATTAATTGGAGTGGTTTACGGTATGAACGTTCTTGTAAGCAACAATGTATCTGCTAAGCTAGCATATGTAATTGATAAAGCACATGGATTTGTTATTGCAGAAAAGAGACCGTTGACTATCGAAAGATATTCAGACTTCGCAAGAGACTCTGGTTTCGTAGTTGCATCTCAAAGAGTGGCAGTTAGTTACCTAAGGAGTAAAGCAGTTTCAGAGATCACTACCGCATAAAAGTGGTAGTTTTTTTTGATTTTTTTACTATAGGAGGTAATAAAATATGGCAGGTTTAAGAGATGGAATTTTAGGAAGTGTGGATAGCACTGCAACAGTAACCAATATTGCGGCTACTGGAAACGTAGACTTAGGAGATTCCTCTGGAGATACAATCTCTATTGATGGAACTATCGATACAGATGTAGTCTGGGGAACAACCAAAAAAGTTAATCTTAGAGATGCAGCGATCTACCTTAATTCAAGTGTAGATGGTCAGATGGATATCGTTGCAGATGGTGAATGTCAAATTGCTTCACCAATTGTAGATATTAATGCAAGTACTGGATTAGCTTTGGATGGTGCAAACCTAAACTCTGCTTGGACAGTAAACGCAGCAAATAAGTTGTTGTTCAGAGATACAGGTTTATACCTTAACTCAAGTGTAGATG